TATTGGTGAAGAAGAATTATATGATTTCATGAGAACATGGTTATCTAAATTAGATTACCGTCATGCAGATACAGTTCTTCAACTAGATTGGAAGAAGCTTATGCGTGGTAACATTGGAGATCTTAAAGGTGAGGTTGATGGTGAATGGTGTAACACTGTTGTAGCACTAGCAACTGTTGTTGTTAAGGAGCGTGATGGTGAAACTAAAGAGTACCAAGGTATCTATAACAAAGGATTCTTGTCTGGATATACAATGAAACAGTTTAGACTGGTTGACAGTTTAGACTGGTTGACTATACAGATAAGAGAACATTAGATAGTTTGAGATCTAGAAAACCTCGTGAACTTAAACCACATGAAAGATTTGTAGTTCGTGTGAGTGGTGAATATGGATGTAAAGATTACTACACTCTTAAAGAGATAGAAGAATACAATCCTGGTGATAATTTAGTCGCCTCTGATAATTATATATCAGATGATGGGTCAGACTACTAACTAATAAATATATATAAACTAGGGCCCTCTTCAGAAATGTTGAGGGCTTTTTAATTTTAAGAAGAATGATTAAAGGAATAAAAAAAGTATTTCTTACTAAAGAGCTTATTCTTTCTAAAATATCTTCGTATGACATCTTTAGGTTTTACATGCCAAATAAAAATTGGGAAATAGATGTAGTAACTCTCTCTCCATTTAGAGATGAGAAACATCCATCGTTTGTTATTGGTCCTAAGGGTGAAGGAGGAGTGTTAATATTTATTGATTTTGCTGATACTAGCTTAAAAGGTGATGCCTTTAAGTTTGTAGAGAAACTATATAACATGAAAAATATGTTTGAAGTGTACAGTAAAATTGATAGAGATTTTGACTTAGGATTCACTACAGGTACAACTACAAAGAAGTACGAGAAGATTATTAGAACATATAATAAGCCTGAAATAGTAAAGAAAGATTATTCTTTTATACAAGTTAAGACCAGAAAGTTTACCACAGAAGAACTTACATATTGGAATAATTATTATCAGGACATTGATGACCTGAAAGCAAATAATATATTTTCAGTGGCAGAAGTATATCTAAACAAGAAGCGTATTGTTCTAGGGAATAATGAGCTGAGGTTTGGTTATCTGTATGATGGTAAATGGAAAATCTATAGACCTCTATCTGATAGAAGATGGAAATGGATGCCTAACAATGTACCAATTACAGCAATGGATGGTTTGGATGATATTAAAGATTGCCATACAGCTTTTATAACTAAGAGTAAGAAAGACTATATGGTAATGAAAAAGATATTTCCAACTGTATGTGCTGTACAGAACGAAGGTGCAGGATGTTTCTCTGATGAGAATATAGAGTATATTAAATCAAACTCTGAGAAACAGATATTATCTTTTGATTCAGATGAAGTGGGTGTAAAGAACAGTACTAGTATAACTAACAAGTTTGGTTTTGAGTATTGTAACGTACCTAAGAAGTATCTGAAGGATGGTATAAATGATTGGGCAGACCTAGCAAAGGTTCATGGCCTTAAAGTAATAGAAGAATATTTAATAAATAAACAAATTTTAAAATGATGAAATCAACAATTGAAAATCTGGACAAAATGTTAATCGCTCCAGTACCAAAGGAAACAAAAACGTACAAGCCTGTAAGTCACAAACAACTTATAGACTTAACACTTGAGAGTATACACCAGTCAGGTTATAGCTTGGTGAGTCAAGAATACTCTACTGCAAGAGATGGTAATGTAGCAAATGGACGCTACACTATAGGTAATGTTGCAGACAGTGAGATGAAATTACAAATTGGATGGCAGAACAGCTATGATAAAAGTCTATCGCTTAAGTTTGCACTTGGTACAAGTATTATTATTTGTTCTAACGGTATGGTAAAAGGTGATCATGGTGCATTTAGAAAGAAGCACCAAGGAGACATACAAAGCTTTACTCCAGCAGCCGTATCAGAATACATAAAAGGTGGAGGTGATGCTTTTCGTAATTTACAGAATGAACGTGATCAGTTCAAAAATATAGAAGTAGATGGTCAGGTGCAAGCAGAACTATTAGGTAGAATGTTTCTCAAAGAAGATATAATTACATCTACACAGCTAAATATAATTAAGAGGGAGATCAAAAGTCCAACTCATGATTATGGAGCTGCAGATAGTATGTGGGAACTTTACAATCATGTTACATTTGCAATGAAGCAAGCTCATCCATCAACTTGGATGCAAGATCATATAAATGTGCATGATTTCTTTAACAATTATGACAAGCCTTCTGCTGGGAAGCCCTATATGGGGACCTCAGACAGTCCTATTATAATTGATGCTGGTGTGAGTGATAATCAATTATTAATGTTTTAATCATGAAGCTTTCAAAATACTTAGAGACGTTGCAACTACTTGTTAAGAACAACCCTATAGTTGCAGATTATGAATGTGTATACGGTGTGGATGATGAAGGAAACTCTTTTGGAAGAGTGGTCTTTACACCTACAGTGATGAAAGCAGATTCCTTAGAGAATCAGAATATTGAAGTGAAAGAAGTTAACACTGCAGAGGACGGTAATGTTGTCTGTATAAATTAAATAAATAGATATGAGCTTATTATACAAAGACTCTAAAGACGTAAAAACTACTTGCGAAATAAAGAAAAAAGATGGTAAAATAGTTATAGACTTTTGGGCAGATTGCGGAAAGTTTGGAACTGATGAAATGCTTGATGGTTATATACTTACTCCTGAAAGATTACTACAAATACTGCAAGACCGAGATGACTATGCAGATGACGAATTGTAGCATTGTTTACAACGAACGGATCAATAACTAAAATAAATAAATAAATGGATTGGAATAATTTTAAATCAATGTTTCACCCATCGTGGCATGAAAAAATGAAACCATTTATAGAGAGTAATGAATGTGATGAAATATATGCATTCTTAAAAAAGGAGAGTAAGAGGGGCAAGCAAATTGCTCCTCTCTCATCTAATGTCTATAGATGTTTTAAAGAAACGCCACTTGATGAAGTGAAAGCAGTAATTATAGGGATGTGTCCATATCATACGTTTAAGAACAATCTACCAGTAGCAGATGGTCTACTGATGGGTTGCTCTATAACAGGATATGTACAACCATCTCTAAGTAATGTTTATAAAGCTCTAGAAACTGAGTTCCATAGAGGACTTAATTTGAGCTATGACGCAACACCTGATGTATCCTATTTGGCACATCAAGGTATACTGATGCTTAATGTAGCACTCACCACAGAGAAAAATAAAGCAGGTAGTCACATAGCACTATGGGAACCCTTCACAAAGTATTTGTTTGAAGAAGTTCTTAATACGCTAGGTGTACCTTATCTTTTTCTAGGTAAAGATGCTGCAAGATATAAAAAGTATACAGGAATATTTTCACATGTTTTCAGTGTAAGTCATCCAGCAAGTGCTTCTTACAAGGGAGTTGACTGGGACAGTGAAGATGTGTTTACAAAAATAGATACATTAATTTATGAAAATAACGGATATAGCATCAGCTGGCTAAAAGATGCAGAAGATCCATTTTAAAACTAAATATTATGAAAGTAGAATATTGGAACACACCTTATCAAGGTGCTACAAGTGAACTAGTCAGAACAGAAGACTGGCCTGACACAGATGAATCTTTTGCAAAGTATTATGACTTAAACAATCGATTAAAGTATTGCAACGGAAGTCATTACAAGTTTGTAAGTGATAAAGTAAGGAGAAAATATAGTGATGAATTCTTTCCTAAACACCACACAATAGAAAATTACTACAAAGGTGGAGTAGTAGATTAATAATTAATAATTAAAAAACAGAAAAATGCGAGGAATATTAACAGAAGATGCTGGTATATTAGAGCCAGGAGATGAAATAGTTACTAACCAAGGCTCAGAGATGAGATGTTATATAGTGGAAGAAGTTCCACGAGTTAGTAAACTAAAAACATGGAGTAACGGTAAAACACGATACATAGCTGTAAAGTGCAGAGCTGCTATAACTATGAAGACAGTTAAAGGTATTAATCAGTGGAATAAACAACCTTGGACTAACACTTATAAAACTTATGAGTTCAGAGTGCCTAACCAAGATGATCCAATAGTAAAAGTGGATTTAAACTTTAAACAAATATATATAATAAATAAATTTAATTATGATGGATAAAGAAGTAAATAGGCCCATTAATATGGAAGATCTCCAAGTAGGAGATGAAGTGATTGTACGAGGTACAGACCTCAACTACATGCAAATTGTAAGACCTCCAAAGCAAAAACAATCTAAAGATTGGCAAGGGCAACCTTGTAAAGTGTGGACATCAGCTATATGTAATAGACTAAACAGTAAGTTTGGAAAGAAATATAATAGAGGTGATAAACAAAAAGTGAGATTCGATTTTGAATGGAAGTCAATATGGTTAGTAAAAAGAGAACAAGAATTAATAAATAAATAAATAGTAAAATGCGATTAGAAAAACAAAAACAAGCACATGTTTTATACTCAGGAGATAAAAACGAGAGTATAGGCATGTCATTAGACATGGATTCTGCACAAGTGTTGATGCAGATGTTAAGTAAGAACCTTTATTCAGATGCTGTAGGATCTACAGTTAGAGAATGTGCCAGTAATGCACTTGATAGCCATAGGCGTGCTGGAGTTAGTAAACCTATAATTGTATCATTAGTTCAAAGTAAATCTAATAACTGGGAATTCTCTGTTGAAGATTTTGGTACAGGTTTAGATCATCACGATGTAGAAAATATTATTAGTAAGTATGGTAAATCTACTAAGCGTGATAGTGATACAGAACTTGGTATGATGGGTCTTGGTTTCAAGGCTCCTCTAGCTTATGCTAGTAGCTTTTATTTCACTTGTAGAAAAGATGGTGTAGAACGTAAGTATATGATGTACGAAGGTGAAGAAACTAACACAATTGATTTGATTAGTGAGAGTGCAACAATGGAAGACAATGGTGTAAAAGTTATTGTACCAATTAGATGGGGAGACAAGTATGACTTTTATAATAAAATTAAGCAACAACTTGCATACTTTGAGGATGTATATTTTAATGTAGATGATATTGATAATGAATTCACTATTCATAGATCTAAGTTATTTCAGTTTTCTGAATTAGCTAAGGATGATAAACTACATATATGTCTTGATAATGTATACTACCCTCTTGATTTTGATAAGATGGGAATAGATTCTATATATATTCCTGTTGCACTAAGATTTAGTCTAACTGATGGTATATTTCCAACACCTAATAGAGAGTCTCTTATATATACTAAAGAGACTAAGAGAATTATAAATTCTAAGTTGACTGATTTTGCTAATTATTGCGTAGAAAAATATAATGAAGGTGTTTCAGAAAATAGTAAAGACGTAGTATCTTATCTAGATTATTACTGGAGTAAGAAAAGAGTTTGGAATGTACTTGGAACTAAATTTGATCTAAACAACTTACAATCTTTTATTACAACACCTTTTGCTAAGCCAAAACTTGAAGGAGTAGATAATTTTGATATTACTAAGTTTGCTAATCATGAATTTGCATATTTTACAGGAGAATATCGTGTTACATATAGATGTGAGAATGATAGAATGTATAAGGTAGAGGAGAATCATTGGCACCATAATGTAAATTGGAAAGAAATGGAAGAGTATCCATATCTTATAGAAACATCTTTAAAAGGACATAAGAAAAGTTATCTTAGAGAAATTTGTGGTAAAAGAGTAGATAGTGAAGGGAAGAAAGTTAGACGAACTTACTTTATACGTAAAACAAAGCCATATTCACTTATGAAAAATGGTAATAAAACAAGAGATTGTTACTATACAATTCTAAATCTGAATCTTTATGACAAGAGTATGTGGAGAACTATAATTAAGGAGTTTCAATATATTCAATCATTATTGTTTAAAGATATTGTAGGTGTAAACACAATTGAGATTCCTGAACAATGGTTGCTAGACAAAAAAGCTCAGACTTCATCTAAAAGAAAGAGCACAATGGAATCTAAAGGTGTAAAAGTTGAAGGAGACTTTAACTGTAAAGTTGCTGAAGACCTTCTTAGATATAATGATGGTAGAAACTGTAAGTTTGTTTCAGGTCGTATAAATATTGACACTGTAGAAAAAGGTGGAAATACTTTTGTATACACTTCTCACGATGACTATATGACTTTAGATAATTTGTATCATGATACTAAGTTTTTACCAATTAAATATATTACATTTTCAAAACGTGAAATGGACTCTTTAGAAAAGTCTCCTAGTGTTGATAATTTAGTTAAATATGAAGATTTCATAGCAGGACATAGTCTATTTGTTAGATTTGTAACTGCAATGTATTGTAATATTAATGTAAAGAAATGGGAATATATATATAGATGTAAATCAGAGATAAATAAAGTTAAATCTAAGTTGACTGATAAGCTTACAGAAATTGAATCTTATAGAGACAAGAATATTGGAAGCAGTAGATATAACTATTTTGATAAAACTAAACATTTTCTAGATAATGCTAAAGAACAGAAACTGTTTAATGATAAGATGAAAGATATGGTTGATGATATAGATAAATTTATTGAAGATAATATTTATGTATCTACATTATCAAGAGCTATTGCATATGGAGGAACTAGTAACAATGAATTAATAGATTGTATGGCTCAGTTATTCAGATGTAATGGAGTTGGTTATAATGCAAGTTATGTATTTCTAAAAGATAAAGTAAAAGAAGAAGATGAGTAGTAGTAGTAGGGGAGATTATTTGTTAGTCTCCCTTATTTTTCGTATATTAATTAATAAATAAAAACAATTAAAAATGAGTAAATTTCTAAGTTTAGAATGGTTCAAGAACAGAGTGGATCATTCAATTGAAAAAGTTATTGAGAAGAAACTTGATAAACTAGTTGAAGAGGTAGACAACAATAATTCTCCTCAAGGAAAGCCATATAACAGCATTAAATTAGTAAATGATGCACTAACTATTGTACTGTCTGATGGTTCTATAATATCTAAGGTGAATGCCACTGAAGATGATTATCATGCTGCAGAGTCAGCTAACACTATTGGAGAACTGTACACAATTGTTAGTGATCCTAATGTTGTTTCTGAGATTGCAGAAAGAGAGAGGTCAGAAAAAAGAATAAAAGCTCTTAGAAAGGGCCTCATTATTCTAGAAGAGAGTGGTGAGTTTGTACTTGATGGAGATTCAGTATACTTCAAGGGTATATCTAGATCTCTACCGCAGCTATTAGTTGAAGAACTACTTGATGAAATACAACGTGCTGATGCTTTAGGTATTCCATTAAATGATTATGATGGGTATCAGTCTCTGAAGCGCTTCTTTATGTGGTGTGCACTTAATCCAAGAGCTGAAGTGGCACATGAGCTGTACAGATTCTTGAAAGAGAACAGCTTTCGTATCACTAAGCAAGGATTCTTTGTAGCTCTACGTAATGTAGTAACCTTACACGGTAGCCCAGAGCTTGTACACTTTATCTCTAACACTTATAACAAGGTGAAAGCTGTTTGGAAGAAGAGTCCAGATGATTATAGTGTGTTCCTAGAAAATGGTGAATATAAGCTTGTACATGATGATAAGCTATACCGTGAAGAAACATACACAACTACAGTGTGTCCAGATTGTGGTGGAGAAGGTGGTTACTATGATGATGGTGATTATTATGAAGATGAAGATGAATGGAATGAAGGAGATTGGGTAGAATGTGAAACATGTGGTGGTACAGGTGAGGTGGAACCTTATGAAGTAACAAACACTGTACAAGTAGATCATGGAGAGTTAGTAGGTAAACTTACAGATTTATATCTAGACCTACCTAATAGACATGAGAATCGATTTACAGATGACTGGACTAAAACATTTGATATACGCATTGGTAAAGTGGTAAACATGCCACAAGAAGATTGTAACTGGTCAACACAAGATTGTGCTGCAGCTGGTTTACATTTCACTTCTGACCAGATACACTATGTAGGATGTGGTGATCAGTCTGTTCTTGTTCTTATCAATCCTATGAAGGTTGTTGGTATTGGTTCACATAAAGGTAGATGTTATGAGTATTTACCAATTATGACTGTACCAAGAGAAGAAGCTACAGAGATTCTTCATGACAATCAGTTCGATACTCTTCAGTTAGATGAAGTGTATGCTATACGTGAACTTGATGATTTACAAACCAAGGTGAAAGAAGGTTTTGCTAAAGAATCTAATAAGTATGAGTTCAGCTTACCAAATATATCTTCTATAGATGTACGTAATATTGTTGGAAGTCTTGAAGAGATGAAGGCTGAAATTACTGCAAGAGTTAGGATGGTAGATTAATAAATTAGGGGATAACATTTATTTGAATTATATTTGTTATCCCTTTAATTTTAAAATTATGGCAAAGAAACCAAAGAAACCAAGAGTACCTCGCACTAGAAATGCTGGAACAATGACAGAATCAGCATTTTGGTCTATGATTAGAAGTGCACTAAGACAAAAGAGTAGATGGTGGAAACCAATTTCTGAATGTAAAGCTCTTGCAAGAAGAGCTTATAAAGGAAAGAATAAAAGACAGAAGTGGGAATATCAATGTAACAAGTGTAAAAGTTGGTTTAAAAGTGATCAAGTTAATGTTGATCATATAGAACCTGCAGGCAGCTTAAATTGCTCAAATGATCTTCCAGCTTTCGTAGACACTCTATTCTGTGAACAGGAAAACTTACAGGTACTTTGTAAAACATGCCATGATGAGAAAACACAATTGGAACGCAAATTAAAACAATTTAAAAAATAATGAGCGTACAAGAATGGAATTGGATGAATCAATTAAAAAACAAAAAAATGAAACAGTTTAAAACACCTGACCATTATGAGAATGGTCAACAGTATGATATTATAGACGTGTGTAATGATTACTCTCTTTCGTTTAACAGAGGTAATGTTCTAAAATATATAGCTAGAGCAGGAAAGAAAGGAAACGAGTTAGAGGATCTACATAAAGCTTTAGATTATTTACAGAGAGAAGTTGAGTACGTTAAATCAAGAGGAAAGTTATGATAGGGGGAGTTAAAGCAGAAACTATTCAGGAAGTTGATATAGTTGTAAAGGAAGTTAAGAATTGCCCTCTTAAATATGACAAGACAGAAAGAGTATTGATAATAGATGCTGATAGTATTATGTATTTTGCTACACACTTTCCTGAAAACTCTCTAATGGATTTTCCAACAGAAGAAGAAAGAATAGAAGAAGCTAAATATAGAACTAGAACTAAGTTAGAAGAAATCCATAATAATATAGAAGAGTTTTACAATATACAAGAAACTTTTATATTTATAGGAGGTCGTGGTAACTTTAGATACAAGCTTTATCCTGATTACAAATCAAATAGAAAGGAGAAGAATCCATTGATTCCAATCATTGCAGATTATATGTTAAATGAACTACATGCTATACCTTCTGTAGGAGCAGAGGCTGATGATTATGTGTATGATGCTTATCTATTGAGTGAAGGTAATTGTCTTGTAGCAGCTATAGATAAAGATGTACTTTATAATTGTCCTGATGTACCATTCTATAACTATAGAAGTTATGGTGACACTCTAGGAGAGTTTAAATCTATTTCTAAAGAAGAAAGCAGACTAGCCATAGCTTCTCAAGTGGTAATAGGTGACAGTGGTGATGCTATACCTGGAGCTTACAGAGTTGGTAAAGCCTGGTGTAGAGATAACATGCACCTAGGTATGACAGATTATCAATTTACTAAAGCTATATTTAGAGCATATCTAAAGGCAAGCGGTGGTAATGGTCAGATAGCTAAAGAACAGGCTAGATTGAATTACAGTGTGCTAAAACTATACACACAAGAGGAACTTAAAACAATTAATAAACGCTAATGAAGAAAACGATAACTAGTATCTTTATGGTTCCAACTTTAAAGATACCTAAAGACGAACTCCGTAATAATGGGTTCTTAAATGCTTACGTTGAAGACTCTAGTAAAGATATACAGTACCCAAATTCTGTATATCTTTTGTTCTTACCTGAAAACATACCTAAATTTAGGGAGTTTCTAGATGATGAGTATGAAAGAACTACAGCTATTATTGAAGACTACGATTATCCTGATGGGTATGTAGTGGTAGTGTATAAACTTAATATGAAATGGGAGATAAACTTTGATCTAATCAGACAAGGTAGATATTCTGAAACAACTGATAATTTTCAAAAGTTATTCAGAAAAGTTATAAAGATTAAGAAGAATGGACTACACAGAGACGAACTATCACTACAGTATAGAATATTTAATAAAACTGAAGATATGATTGAATATTGGCAGGATAAATTAGGTGTAGAATGGAATAGTGATTATGAAGTATGGGATGGGTTCAATATAGAAAACGAAATATTAGAAATAGAATCAATATTAAAAACTAAAGTAACATGAAAACAATTGAA